CACAGCAATCGACTGGACAGTAGATCAATACTTATGTGTTAATGTTTGTATTGATAACTCAGGAGCTACATGGACTAACTACGGAGCAAGCTTACAGATTATCGGTAGAGCATAATCTGAAACAAAATTATATAGTGATATATAATGTATGAGGTTATTTGAATACATGGCCTTGTTTTTTTCAAACTATTTTGCATAGTTGTTATATTTAATTTATGATTAGAAGGGTCTTCGATAGTCGAGGGCCCTTCGGCCTTTTACAGCAATCCTACTTTTTTCTCAAATTTGCTTGATATATAATGTATAACAATAACTTAAATATACAATTAACATTATGCAAGAACAATGGAAACACTTCGATACCACTAAAACTGGTGGTAGAAATGCTATCGCAACCAGAGAACGATACTGGTGGATCTCAGACTACGGTAGAGTAAAGATAACAAATAACTATAACGATTCAGTTAAATGGCCTAAGGTTAGTCTAACAGGCGGTCACGAGGGTCGTAGATACGCTGCTCTATCTCCAAACTACTTATTAAACAAATACATACACAAACTTGTAGCAATCATGTATTGCCATAATCCATTTGGTGAAACTACTGGTAGACGGGTTACAGTAGACCATGTAGATGGTAATAAGACTAATAATCATTATACTAACCTAGAATGGGTTACAGCAAAAGAGAATGCACAAAGATTCCACTTAAGAAAGAATGAACCTAATTGGAACGCGGGCGAACAGTCTATTATACAACCCGATATGACACGCGAAGAAGTGGATGCTTACATTGTGGATTTACATATCAATGGTATGAAGCGTCGAGAAATACAAAAACGTCTTAGTGTGACGCAAGGCAGAGTCGCAAGACCCATTAGACAATATAAGGAAACAAGGGGCAATTACGCCATATAATAAATATAAATTAACTAATATGCAACTAAAGAAAATACTAGGCACACAAGCCTATTGGACAATTAACAAAGCACTCGCACTCGAGTTTGGCTTACATGCTACATTATTATTACAACACTTAATAGATCTTAGAGAGTCATTCTTTAAAGCGGGTAAACCATTTTATCAACAACACTCAAGACTAAAAGTAGACTTAGGTCTTTCAGAGTATCAATTAAGAAAGGCTACTAAACTACTAGTCGATGCTGAGTTTATTAACGTAGAAAGAAAAGGTATACCACCTAAGTATCAGTATAGTATTAATGATCTTAATCTATATAGATTCTTTAACTTAACCTTTATAGATCAAAAAAGTGAACCTTTAAAGATTAACTTACTTAACGACAAACACAAAGAATTAACTATACACAAAGAATTAACTAATAACACTAAGTTAGACGTTCCGTCTGATGATGATATTCTCGGTAAGATATTTTTTAAAATAGTAGATCTATACCCTAAAAACAGAATTGGTAATAGACAGCATGGATTAAAGAAGTTTAAACAACTTGATATTAAACAAGCAAGGCTGGCCCTAGTCAATCTAAAAAGATACTTAACTCAAGCCGGTGCATACGTAAAGTCTTTACAAAACTATATAGATCAAGAATGTTATACAGAAGCTTGGCTCGCCGCCGAAGATGAAACAAAAACAAAAAAGACAACTATAACTAATGACACAATCAATAACGCATCATCATTCACAGATAGAAACAAAGGATTTTATGACTAATACAAAACAACAAGAACAAGTAAACGATTACTTTATTAGTGATCAAACAAAAGGATTAATGTTATACGGACCTAATGGTACTGGTAAGTCTACAGCAATGAGACCATATACTAAAACGATGTGGCATGGTAGCGCACTCCAATACGCTTCAGTTATTGCTAAGAACGGTACTGACTACATTAATAAGTATTCTATGCATGATATGTATATTGACGATTTAGGACGCGAGAGAACAACCGTATCAAACTATGGTGATAACATTACACCATTACATGACTTACTACATTTTCGTTATGAAGTATTTATTCAATCAGGATATAAAACACATATATCAACTAACTTAACTCTTAAGGAATTAGCTGATAGGTATGGTACACCAATTGCAGATCGTCTTAAAGAAATGTGTACTATCATTGAAATGAAAGGCGAATCATTAAGAGCCTGATAAATATAACATGGAAATAGAAATCAGAGTACCTGGCTGGGTAAACAGCGAGGATGAAGGTGTTTGCATGTTATTTGCATTCTTACGTAGAATATTGATAGAGTATGGACTAAGAGATAAACCATTAGATGTATATGGCTCTGATGTTAGACGTATCCTAAACCGCGAAGTAGTTAATCTACATGAATGGTTATTAGATAAAGTAGATAGTAAAGACTGTAAGATAGCTAAACTATCTAGACAACACTTCGTATTCTATATGAAAAACGCAAAGAATGATTCTAGAATTGTAAAGTTAACAAAACCAGAGTCACATGTAAGATGGGCTTACCTAATGGGTATAACTAACTATAACTTATTAGAAGAAGATGACTTTAGCTTAGATGAAGAACGTAGACCACATTATACACCAATGTATAAGATGGATAAAGAACTTTTTCAATTTACAAGTAGAGGTAGAAAAAATAGTGTTGACTACTAATGAATACTTTTTTAGAAACACGGTATGATGATATCATGCTAATGGCTAAAAAGATATGTAAATCTAACCCGGAATGGGAAGATGTAGGTCACTTTGCTATTACAGAGTTTGCTACACATGATCGTGGTCAAGAGTTAGTAGATGAAGGTAGAGGAATGCAATTCTTATCAGGTATTATGTGGATTAGTTTTAATTCTAGTACAAGTGCATACCATACTATCTACAGACAGAAGGGTAGAGTACATTCACTGAAGCCAGATCGTAATGACATGCAAGATAATGATTACGTAGACTACGTACAAAACTATGGTTCTAAGGCAGCTAACCATCAAGATGTAGATGAATATGACCATGAGCAAGATAATGCGGTGGAGGCGATCCAAGGTTGCTTAGATGACATGATGGACCAAGACCATCTATGGTTTAGAGCAAGTCTATTTAAAATGTGGGTCGAAGAGCCTAACTTCTCTGCACTCGCGCGCCGAACTAAAATACCTAGAACATCAATTGCAAAAGCAGTAGATGAAGCAAAGAAGTATATTAAAGAACAACTAAAACAAAATGGAATAGATTATGAATGAAATAGTACAAGTAATAGGATTTGCATGCATGGCTAACATCTTAGTCGACTTCATTAGTCACTTTAACATGCCTAGAGTACCTGACAAACCATTTAGATGTGATATGTGTATGGGAGTATGGATAAGTATTATACCATTCTGTATGCAATTCGGTTGGGCAGGTCTACTTTATGCATCAATCACCGGCATCAGCGCCAATTTACTATATAAATATATTTAATTATGAAAGCAGAACATAAACAGTGGGTAAAAGATAACATGTTATTACTTACAACTAGTAGAAGATACACACCAGAAGAGATCACAATGATATTTGAGATCGTCAGTGATGTAACTAATACACCAACAAGACCTACTAAATGTGGGCGATGTGTAACGAACGCTAAAAAAACAATATTATATCATTATGAAAGAGTATAAAGTCTACGAGACTAAAAAAACAAAGCGGTACACGTTCAAACCTAATGGAGAACATGTAGCAATTATTAAAGCAACCAAGAAGTCTCATGCTCAAGCAGCATTAGATGGATTAAATAAAGCACTGAAAGAAGATGCCCTTTAAAAAAGACGACCCGAACATAAACCGTAAAGGTAGAACAACTCCTAATAAATCTACTAAGATAATGAAAGAGGCTTTTGCTATGTTAGTAGAGAACAATCTACCTAAGATGGACACATGGTTATCACAGATAGCAAGTGAAGATCCAGCTAAAGCAATGGACTTAATTATTAAGTTATCAGAAAGATTTGTACCTGCGTTAGCGAGAACAGAAGTTACAGGAGCAGATGGCAATGATATCTTTAAAGAGATAAGATTTGGTTTTGGACCACCGATAGATTCAGATAAGCGTATACAAGAGCAAGACCAAGAGTAAATGCAGGTAACTGGTTTTAGACCACATAGAGGACAGACTAGGGTCATTAACACTATAGTTAATGGCCCTGAGAAGTATGTCACTGTGGTGAGTCCGCGCCAACAAGGCAAATCACTTCTACTAATTAATCTAATACTATACTATGGTATAAATGATAAAGGTAGTAAGATAGGTATCATAGCACCAATATACCAACAAGCCAGAAAACTAATGGAAGATCTATATGAAGCCATTAAAGACTCAGGCTTAATAGAGACTACTAACTTCTCTAATCATGAAATAAAACTTAAGACAGGTAGTAAGATTTACTTTAGATCTAGTGAAAGAGAAGACGGACTAAGAGGTTATACATTTTCATACCTGTTTATGGATGAAGCCTCTTACCAATCAGAGGATAGTTTCCGTAGAGCAATAGAGCCTACGGGTCTAGTTTTCGGTAAAAAAATATGTCTGTTCTCGACGCCTCGCGGTAGAGACTGGTTCTATCAAATGTACAAGCTAGGCTTAGATCCAGAGTACCCTAACTATGCATCAGTCCGCATGGAGCAGGGCGATAACCCATACATTAATCAAGAAGAA